CTAGTGCGTACTCCAAACACTCCATTCTGTGAATACAACTCTCGCATATCGCTTTGAGTTGGAGCAGTCTTTCTGCCTCTTGCTTTCGGTTATCAGGAAAGAACATATCTTTATCTTCAACCTCGGCACATTTTGCTTGTGGAAACTTTGGAAGATCAACAAAGAAATCTAATGTTTTCAACGCTTTTCTTCCAACCACTGTGATAAATCCTGAATTACCCAGGCTTTATCAATCCCTGCGTTTCTGCGCTTTAGGATTATGTAATGAAAAGGCACCTCGGATAAACCGCGAGCCTTTGCATAGTTTTCTGCCTCAACTTCAGCTTCACGCCAAAATTCAGGCAAACTTATTGTTTTTCTGTTCTTCAGTTCAAGAATATATTGCTTACCTGCGACAATAGCGACTAAATCGCCTTCATCATTCTTGCCTGCCTTCACCAAACGCTCGCATAAAGCACCCGCGCCTCTTAACCAACGCATAACATCGGTTTCAAATTGTGCGCCTTTGCGCCCGTTTGGATTGGCCATTACTCGACTACTCGCAGTTTGGCTACTTTGGTACTCATCTCATCAGCGTTGAAAACACGGCGCTTTTTGATTGAGGTAATAATATCTTGGCAAAGGTTGTAAGCCTCATCTTCAGACATAGAGGCAAGCAAAATAGCCATTTCCGGCATCTCATCCCTAGCCTGATCAAGTTGCTCAACATAACCCTCTGCCTTATATGAAGTGCGGTTCGCTGCCTGAAGTTCATCTAGGCAACTCAAATCAACTTGGCCAACTACATCTTCAACCAAATCAATGCAGGCATCGCGCTCTTCAAGATAAAGGCAAATTTTGCCTGAATCGGTTGTGTGGACTGAAAACAATGGATCGCGCACACGGCTCATTTCTTCACCCACGGATTACGGATTTCATTATCAAGAAAGTTATCTTTCTCTATAATCATCCACATAATAAATAGGAACGAGCTAACAGTTCCAATTGCTAATAGAAATAGTTTCATTTTTACCTTTCCGTTCAAAGAGTAGGATGGCACATACTACACATCTTTGAACTGCGCGACACGCTAGGCTTTTTGAATCTCTATCTGAAAAGGGGCGCAGGTGTTTATGTCGTATTTTGCAGATATTTGCAGAGCCTCAATAAATTCACCCTCTGCCCAATAATCTTTGGATAGGTTATTAATTGTGCCTGCAAGGAACCCCAAAGCATAAGGTGAGCCTGATCCGATGCCGTACAAATTATCAATGCTTTGGCTAATATCGAGTGAATCACCAATCTCAAATATATTGCCTGCAAAAGCAATCAAAAAGCTGAAACTCACGCCATCTTTTTCAAAATCGTATGAATTGGCCTTAAACGCGGCCACAATGCTAGGGATGATTTTCTTGCCCATAAACTTAACTGGATCAGTGCCATCATAAAGAGGCGGTTTCCAGTTATACATAAGAATATCCCCTGGCCTGCAATCCCCGGACACGGCAAAGAGGTATTTGCCTATTTTCACGATTTTGGGGGTGCTTGGGGAAAGGGTGCGCTTATCGCCATCGGTGATTTGAGAATCAGCGCCCAGGATGGCGAAATCAGGCCCCTGGAAGGCAATAATGGTGGTCATTGGCCAATTGTAGGGGTTTAGCCTAGACAATGACGAAAACCCGCCTACTTCCCCTTTAGGCGGGCCTTCAGGATGAGCCTAACACGCTCAAATCCCGTTATCAAATCGTTATCAAATTTAGCCACGAATTTAGCTCAAATGGCGGGTATCTGTATATACAGGTGCTAGATTTATCTCATTGAAGGGAACGGCTCTTCAATAGAACGGATCACAAAATGAAGTATCAAATCAAAAGCCTCAAGCAATTTGAAATGAGAAACGGCGTTGCACTTACTGCAAACCTTTACCGCAATAACAAACTTATTGCATACCTTGAAGATGAAGGTAATGGCGGTAGTTTGGCAGTGCGTTGGGCAGAGGGAAATGTTTGGCAGAATCCTGAAGAATCAAAAATGATTATGGATTTCTACACTCTTCACGCAGATAAATCTCATTGGACTCAGGAACACATCAACGCAGATTATGCAGATTCAGTTGAGTTGGCAGTTGAGTGGATGATTGAAATGCACCAATCAAAGCAACTTGTATTGGTAGGCGCATAATGACTACAAAGACACGCAGAGTGCGAGTTATTCTTGAAAACAATCAATATGTTCTTGCGCCAAAATGGGCAATTGAAAATCTTGTTGGTGTTGATGAATATGGCAATCTTATTATTCGTGAAACTGAAGCACCATTTGCAGGCCAACTTACAGGTTTAACCTCTTGTTGCGGTGCAACTGCAAAGGGTTGCGATGGATATACAGGATGCAGAAACTGCTACCGCGAAGTTGAATCATATCTTGGCGCAGAAATGCAGGAATATCACATCTACTTGAAACCAAAGGCGGTTGCATAATGACCTATGAAAACACTTGCTACCTATGTGGCACAAAGTTTGATGGCGTTGCCAAAATGTCCGAATGTTACAAATGCTTTCTAGTGAGAGTTGGAGAAAACTAAAATGGGTGCTTACAAAGAACTATTGATTGAGATTCAAGATTCAATCTGCAGTATTGCCAAGAACCTTGAGCAATCTATTGAGGATTGCGATGTTGAACAAATGAAACTTGCCCTACGCGGTGCAATCGTGAACTCTGCCCTAACCATTGCTTTTATTGATGAATTGGAGAACTAAGAATGAAACTAACTAAACGCGGTGTAATCGTGATGTGGGTGCTTGTAATCCTCATTGTTCTTGGCTTTACCTACTTAACCCGTGATGTGTGTTATGTAGGCAATATGCCTGGAAATACCCTTGGCTACGGCTCTTGCTCAAAGATGCTTGATTTGGTGGTTGGCTAATGAACTTTTCAGATGTAGTGATGTATCACATCCATCAATCAATTGAGGCAATCGCCTGCAATGAGCCTGATCAGGCAGAAATGCACCGCCAAATGGCCAAGGTGCTTATTGAAAAGTTGGGTGCCTAATGACTCCAACGCCCATTAGATGTGTTCGAGTATCGCAAGATTTATGGAGCGCCGTAACCGCCAAAGCCAACGATGAAGGCAAAACCGCCTCGCAAGTCATTATTGAAGCGTTAAAGCAATATATAAAGTAGTTAAAAAGCAAGTAAACCCCGCACCTGGAACGGCAGGCGCGGGGTTTACTTATGGGGGGCGTGTGAGCGCCTAAACTTAATCTGTTGAAATCTCGCCTGAAATGCTTGCGTAGGCTGCCAAATCAATAAAACTATCAAGGTGATCAGGCGTTTCAATCAATCGTGCAACTTTCACTAATCCCATACAGATAGCAACCTGCGCCGGTGTTACATCGGTTTGCAGAAATGTTGACCATAAAGAGGCAATGCGTTGGTGATTGCTTAAAGCTGAACCATAATTCTTTTCTCTATCGCCGTGAGTGAGCCTATCGGCCTCGGCTAAAATCTCTTTGCGGTTCATTATTCCCCCAACTCATACCAACCATCGCCCCATAAGGTAAGCAATCGTTGGAAATAATCATTGTATTGAGCGCCGATAGTATCAAGGTTATAGAGAGAAACTGCACGCTCACGGATTGCGGCGCGATCTAATTGCTTCACATTTTCGGCAGCATCCATAAACTCTTTGAGTGTTCGACACCTGAAGCCTGTAATTCCGTGGGGGTTATTCTCGGTAAAAGCGCCCCAATCGGTAGTAATCGTTGGAGTGCCACAAGCCTGAGATTCAATAACCACATTTCCAAACGGCTCAACATAAAGGGTTGGGGCGAAAGTAGCGATGGCACCGCCCATAAGGCGAGCGCGTTCTTCAGGATTTACGCTACCTACAAATTCGCCGTAGCCAATCTGCTCACCTGGACCTGCCAAAATGAGGCGCTTGCCTAGGCGCTCGCAAACCTCTTGAGCAATTCGGTAGCCTTTTCTATCAATCAAACGGCCAATGAAAAGGTAGTAATCACCTTTGCCATCGCCAAGCGGGAACATCTCAGGTTCTAAATACCCTGGGATAACCGCATCATAGAATTGGCCATCTGCAGTTGTTGGGTTTTTCCACCCTGCGTAGATTGAGTGCATCCAGGCGTAGGATTCAAACACGCGGTACTTACTGAAAACACCGCCGTAGCCAACGCCAAACTCCACCGCTATCGCAGTTGGGAAGGCATCGGCAATAGGTTTGTGAGCGCCACCGCCGATAAGGCAAATGAAATCTTTTTCCTCAAACCGCTTGCCAATCTCTGCGATGGCATTGCCGTTGAAAGTTTGCCAGTGCGGTAGAGATGTATCAAAGGAAACACTTGTGTAGTGATTAGATCCTTGGGCTTGCGCTCGCATCTCTTCAGATATGCAGGTGATTAGCTCATCCTCGATACCTTCAGATTGCTCACCGGCATACAAATAAACAGTATGGCCTTGAGCCTTCATCATCATTACAAAGCGGCGCACCTTTTCAGTAAAGGCGCACCCTGCATACTCTTTTGTTACTTGAGTATGAGGCAAAGCTACAATGTGAAACCGCATTATTCCCCCTGGTTACTGCGTTATTCGGTTACTTCGACCCAAGCAAGTGTTGCTTCATCCCAAAGGTAAATCTTGCCATCTGTAGGCATTGGTGTAGGTGCTTCCCAAAGGTATGAATCAGGGTTTAATGTCCAAGATTCAAAAGGCTTTGGTGCTGCAAATCCTACGCCATCAAAGGTATAGCCAATGCCTGCATAATTTTTGTGCAGTGGAGTTTCATTATATTTATGAATATTGCCGTGAGTATTGTAAGAGGTTTGAATCCAAGTTCCACCAAGATTAGCCTCACACCACTCTTTTGTTTCAGCAACAATTACTTGTTCAACAATGCCATCTGTAACTTTAGCAAAATGAGCCATTACTTGTTTTCCTTTTCTCCATACAAAACTTCAGTATTAAGTAGCTTTACATCACGCTTTGTGACTATTCCACCTTTTTCATCAAGTTGTGTTTTTGCTTCAGATTCATTATCACCAATAATATGAACCAACATTACAACTTCAAAAGAAAAAACTTTGGTTGTTTTTTCTTCTTTGATTTTAGTTACATTACTCATTTTCATTTCCCCCTATTTTGGATACCTTACAATGATAATACCTGAGCCACCTAGGCCAGCATAACTACCATTTTGAACTTCATACCATCCGCCACCGCCACCGCTACCAGTGCTGATAACTCCATTTGTAAATTGTCGAGCATTATCAGGTGTGCTATATCCACCATAAGATCCAGTACCACCACCGCCAAGGCCACCGGCTAAAGTATTTGTATCTCCAGTGTTAGCACCACCGCCAGCACCACCGCCACCGATATATCGAGTACCACTAGAATCAACTCCTGCATTTACGGCAGTAAGCAATGCAGAATAACTTGATGTTCCATTGCCAGCATTTCTACCACTAGCACTAGAACCAGTACCACCGCCACCGCCTGAAGTTGTATTGCCACTAGCACCATTACCGCCTTGAGATCCAGTTCCGCCACCATAAGCGCCACCACCCCAACCAGCGCCACCACCGCAACCACCATTCCCGCCGCTTGTTGAGTAACCAGCACCACCACCGCCACCAACTGCTGCAGTTAAAGCACCAAATTGTGAGTTATTGCCATTAGGTGATGTTCCACCAATATCACCAGTGCGAGCAGTTCCACCAGCACCAATTGTGCAAACATAGTTAGTAGTTGTTAAGGATTGAGCTGAAAGATAGACAAGCCCACCTGCGCCACCGCCACCACGGCCACCAGTTCCACCGCCAGCAATAACTAAAATATCTGCAGTTAAATCCTTTGTTGGCGTAAATACATCTGATGTGGTGAACTTGTGATACCAGTATGTTGCATCTTGATAGATGCTTCCGCCAAGTGCATAAGCCAAACCTGTGTAAAAAGTTCCAGATGTTTGGAAAGTGTGAATTGTGTTTCCACCAGATGAGGTTACAACTCCACCTACGGCTTTTTGAGTTCCAGAATATCGAACAATTACAACGCCAGAACCACCACTACCAGATCCCTGGCCTGGGTTTCCACCACCACCGCCGCCACCGCCTAAATTGGCAGTGCCGTTACCCGGGAAACTTCCTTTAGAACCTGCACCACCACCACCAGCGCCACCAGCGCCAGGTGTTCCTGTAAATTCGTAGTAAACACCGCCACCGCCACCGCCGGCATAAGTTACTGAAGATCCGCTAAATGAGTTTGCTGCACCTGCGCCACCTGCGCCCCCAGTTTCATATCCAGCATTATTACCATTAGCGCCTGCGCCACCACCGCCACCACCAGCACCGCGTTGTGATAAGCCATAACCGCTACCGCCATTACTGCCTTGTGATGGACTTGTTGAAGGTGTGTTTCCTGCACCACCAGCGCCAGCACTAGGATCACCAGCACCGCCACCGCCACCGCCTGAACCACCACTGCTACCAGTTACACCACCATTACCACCAGCACCACCACCAGCAGCAGAGGTAGAATTAAAAGTTGTAGCAGTTCCTTGAACTGAGTTATAGACACCACCAGCACCAATTGCAACGGCAAAACTTGTATTAGCGGCCAATACTGCACTTGTTACTGTTCTAAAACCACCAGCACCACCGCCTGCGCCGTAATAACCCAAACCACCCGCGCCGCCGCCGCCAACAACTAAATAATCAACAGTAATATCTTGCGGTATAAATCTAGCTGATGCAACAACTCCAAGAATAGGCATTTAGGCCACATCCCCCGTTGCGTACCAGGTATCGGTTCCGGCTTTAATTAAAGTCATTACAGAGTAACGCGCTCTAGTTTTTGGTGTAGCAGATGTAGCACCTGTTGAGTTAACAGTAACGCCGCCTGCTCCCTGCACTGTTACTTGGCCTGTTCCAATTTGGATTAGGTTTACAAGTGAGCCTGTTGGAAATGCAACGCTTGAATTAAGCGGAATTGTGTAAGTTTGAGCTGAACCATTTGATGCAGTAACCAAATCATCACGATCTGTTAAAACAAAAGTATATGTTGTGCCTGTTTGTGCGTTTACGGCTTCAACGCCACCTGCACCTGTTGCACCTGATGCACCTGTTGCACCTGAAGGACCTGTTGCACCAATAGGACCTGTAGGACCAGTAACGCCGATAGGACCAGTTGCACCTGTAACGCCAATATCACCTGTAGGACCAGTTGCACCAATAGGACCTGTTGGACCTGTAGCACCTGCTGCACCTGCAGTGTAGGCATAAGCCAAAGAGTTCCAGGCGGTTGTTCCATCGCCCATTTTGTATTTGGCAGTATCTGTTTCAAGCCCAATTTCACCAGCCGCAAGTGTTGGGTTGTTGCTTGTCCAGTTTGCTGCGGTATCGCGGCGGTTTTGTAGTCTTGAGGTCATTTTTTACCTTTTCTGGTTGCTAGAAAGAAACTGATGCTCCACCGGCATCAATAGTATAAGTCCAACTTGAAGTTGATGAAGTTCCTGAATCGTAAACAATATCTGGATTAATTTGTGAAGGGCCACCATCAAGATAATCAACAATGTACGCTGCTGCATCTTGGCCGGCAGGACCTGTTGCACCTGTTGGACCAGTCGAACCTACAGGGCCAGTTGATCCTGTTGCTCCAACGGGTCCAGTTGCACCGGTTGCACCATCAGGACCAGTTGCACCTGCAGGACCTGAAGCACCTGTTGGGCCAACAAGATTTTCACCAGCAGGCCATACACCTGCAGCTTTTGGCCCAAATATCTGATCTGTAGCGGTATTGATGTAAAAATCACCATCAGCACCTTCAGTTGTTGGGTTAACAGTTCCATTAAGGATAGTTTTGCCTGCGATACCGCTAGGGCCAGTTGCACCCGTAGCACCTACAGGACCAGTTGCACCGGCGGGGCCAGTATCACCAGTTGCACCTATGGCACCGGTTGCACCAACAGGACCAGTTGCACCTACAGGGCCAGTAACACCAACATCACCCTGGATGCCTTGAATTCCTTGGGGTCCAGTGGCACCGATAGGGCCAGTTGCACCGCTTGCACCAACAGGGCCAGTGGCTCCATCAGCGCCTGCAGGACCTGTAGCACCAGTTGCACCAACAGGGCCAGTAGCACCTGTAGCGCCATCTGCGCCGTTAGGACCAGTTGCACCAACAGGACCAGTAGCACCAATAGGGCCAGTTGATCCTGTAGGGCCAGGAACAGTTGAATCTGCACCTGTTGCACCTGTTGCACCGATTGGACCAGTTGGGCCAGTATCTCCGGTTGCACCTATAGGGCCAGTAGCACCTGTTGGACCAGTTGGACCAACGGGGCCTTCAACGGCCTGAAGTGATGTAATTACATAAGAATAATGTTGTGAACCTTCAGTGTAAAAGTTAATTGTTCGAGCAGTTCCATCATCATTGCGAGCATATAACTCAACAATCATACGATCAGTTTCATCAACTGCCGAACTTGGCAACACAATTTCAAGCTGAGTAAGCATCGGATTTGCGCCATCGTAAGGAATCAATGTTGCATCTGTATCGCCAATTGTGGCAAGAACAGTTCCCGCATTATTAGCCAACTTTAAGCGTGCAAAAGCATAAACATCTGAACCGCTTGTTGGCTTTGAAAAGAATAAATAAAAGCGTTGTGCGCCTGAAGGAATAAGGGTAAAGCCAAAAGGCTCGCTTATGTATTGCTGCATTAATTCAGTTGAATTGCCTGCAACAGAATTAGTAACAGTTGCCATTGAGGCAGTTGTTGGCTCTGTACCTAATTGCTTGAATCCTGTTAACTCTGTAATAGATTCATTGAAATAGTAGAAACGGCCAGTTGAGTAACCTTGTGGACCAGTAGCACCTGTAGCACCTGTTGGACCTTCAACGCCTGTAGCACCGATTGGACCAGTAGCACCGGTAGCACCAATTGGACCAGTTACACCTGTTGGGCCAGGAACAAATGAATCTGCACCGGTTGGACCTGTAGCACCGGTTGGACCTGTAGCGCCTACTTCACCTTGAATTCCTTGTGGACCTGTAGCACCTACGGGGCCAGTTGCTCCAACAGGACCAGTAGCACCGATAGGACCAGTAACACCGATAGGGCCAGTTGGGCCAGTATCGCCTGTAACGCCTACAGGGCCAGTTGATCCGATAGGACCAGTTACACCAACTTCACCCTGGATGCCTTGAATTCCCTGGATACCTTGCGAGCCAGTTGATCCAGTAGGACCAGTAGAGCCAACAGGGCCAGTTACGCCAACGGGGCCAGTTACGCCTGTTGGACCGATAGGACCAGTTGAACCGGTAGGGCCAGTAGCACCAACCGGGCCAGTTACGCCTGTTTGTCCAATTGGACCAGTAGCACCAACAGGACCTGTAGGGCCAGTAGCACCGGCAGGACCTTGTGGGCCTTGATCATTGGAAATAATTACCTCTGATGTTGAGGCGATTTCAACGATTACATCAGTTGTGCTTGAGGATACATATACAACTGAACTCATCGAGTTACCTCTGCAGAAATATTCAATTCACCCTGCACTAAGCGGGTTACGGCTCCAGCAGCAGAAATTAGCTCTAAATCATAAACATAAGTTCCTGCAGGCAAAAGCGTAGTTTGCGTTGCAGTCTGATCAAGGCTAATTGTGCCTGCAGCACCGCCAAGGGTGATGCCACCATTACTTGTTGTGAGCGAAAGGATAACTTCACTATCCTCAACATCCACGCGAGCCTGTAGGCGAGCAGTCCAGTTAGTGATATTTACAGGAACGCTATCAATCTCCCAAGTTAAGAGAAGATTGAAGGTTGCACCCTGCTCAATCGTAAAATTAAGTGTGCCTGCTGCCATTTATTTGCTCCAAAAATTAGTAATGGTTACTTTGATCCTCGGCCAAAATCTACGGCTGAAGAATCAAGCCACTTGAGAATTGGACCTGCTGCACCCGCAAGTGCTGCCATTCCAAGAGTTTTCAAATCTGTTTCTCCGGCTAGATATAGCGCAATTGCTGCTGCTGCTGCTGCTCGGAACCAGGTAAGGCTAATTTGCTTCATTTGTTCCATTGTGTAACTCCCTTTATCTACTTGTGAACCTGGCAACAGGTACAAGTTGGTGTGTTGTATGCTTTTTTTGCAGGAATTGGTACGATTTTAGCACCAATCTGAGTAATTATTTTGGGTTGGTTATACCACCAAAACCAGGGAGATGTATCTTTTGCAAACTCTTCCCTGATTGAAATATGAAGGTGTTTAGTGTGAAGATTTGAGCCTGTATATGGGCGGTTGCCTTGCTTGGCTTTAGCCTTTGACCAAATGCGAGCATTAAAGATTAGATAATCAACGCGCTTATCCTCTTTCAGCTTTTCAAAGATTTCAGCGCAATCAATCCCGTGTTTAGGATCGTGGGTTAAGTCAACCGCAAGCCCTGTATTGTGATCTGAATTAGGGTTTTGCTTTTGATGTGCAGCAGATGGCAAAAGGCCATCACTGATTTTTTTGCGTAAAGGCTTGAGCGCCGTGGCTTGGCGTAATACCGCCATTGCTGCAGGGGATGCCTTTTTGGCTAATGGCTTCATTTGTTTTGAATCAACTTCAGTATGGTTTCAACCTGGGCTTCAAGCCGATTGATAGAATCGCGCATTGAACTGCCAGAATTGGGCTTCAGTTCATAAAGATAGTGTTTTACCAACCATCTTACCGCCCCTGCAAATGCAGTGATGATTGCAATGATAGATACTATAAGCCCTGCCCAGTTTGCTGGAGTCATTTTTGCGCGGTTTCCCGTTCTTAGTTAGTGGTGGATGATTCTGTTTCTAGTTCTTGAAGGCGTGCAGTAAGCATTGCCTTATCAAGTGCTAACAACCCAATCTGTTCACGCAGTGATGCGATTACTAAATTGATGTTGAGTTCGGTGTTTTCGTTCATTGTGTTCCCCCTTCAAGTGTTGCAACGCGAGCGTGCAAATCCTGCACAAGTGCAAGTATTCCTGGAACAACAAAACGATCATTCCAAGATTCAATAACGCCATCATTCTTATCTGCTGCGATTTCGTAGGTTTCTGCAACCTCTTCAGCAATAAAACCTGGAAGTGGTGCGCCAGAACGATCATCTGCAGAATCTAAATAATCAGCTTTGTAGGTAAATGCTCGAACAGGCAATGATAGCAATTTGTTGGGGTCAAGTGCTGGCACTGTACGAATATCAACAATGTTTTCCTTGTAGCGTTGGCTTGAAGCGGTGCTACGGCGGGTAAGGCCGCTAGTTCCACTCATCCAAGTATTAGCAGTGTTAGTTGTGGTAGTTGGATCCTGATTATAGAAACTATCAAGCGTATATACATCGCCATTCATAGTAACGCCACCTGATGCAACTTGAACATAAATTCCTGAACTGTAGGCAATTCGAGCATCACCTGAAGATACATAGGCATTTGGGTAAGTTGTAACATTTGCATTAAAAGTAGAACCATAGTGCATAACAACACCTGAAGTTGAAGCTGGACCTACCCAACCAACCACACTGCTAGATTCAGTAAATGAAATTGCGTTGCTTGAAGCTGAAATTGTAACTCTGCGAGCGCCTGAAGAGGTACGCAATGTAAAGGCAGTAAGTGTGCCTGCCGTTAAGCGGTCAACTGTAATTGAATCTGCTGCAATTTCAGCAGCAGTGATTGTTTCACCGGCAATTTCAGCAGCAGTGATTGTGGCACCGGCTATTTGATCTGCAGTAATAGTAGCGGTAGCAATATTTCCTGCAGTTATAGTTTCGGCTGCAATCTTAGCACCTGTAATAGTGCCTGCCTCAATATTTACTGCCTGGATTGTTCCAGCAGCAATCTTTGTTCCAGCAATACTAGCCGCTTCAATACGAGCAGCAGCAAGAAAGCCAGTTGTTATCTTACCTGCATCTAAGTTAGCAATTGCTGCGTTTCCAAGGCCATATTGCACCCAAGATGAGCCATCCCATCGCGCAATTCGGTTATCGTTTGCAGTATCAAACCAAAGATCACCAACTGAGAAAGTTCCTGTTGGTGTTGTTCCCTGCCTATAAATTTTATTTTTGCCATCGGCAGTAGTTTGCGCTGCATTTGCTGCAGTTTCGGCCTCGGCTGCTGCAATTGTGGCTGCATTTGCTGCAGTTGTGGCTGCTGCAATTGCGGTATCTTGAACAGATACCCAAGCGGTGCCAGTCCAATAATATTGCTTATTGCCATCATCGGTATCAAACCAAACATCGCCTTCAACTAGGGCATAAACAGAGCCATCCGGCGCAGATGCTTGGCGATAAATATGGTTTTTGCCATTAACGGCAGCCTCAATTGTATTGATTTCTGTTTGAAGTTCATTTGCTTGCTCTGTAGTCGCAGGCGCATTTGCTGCGATAACAGAGGTTGTAGTCATTCCTGAAGTAGTTACTGTAATCGGTGTGATAGTAACTTGTGGACAAAGTGGCATTATTCCCCCTTAGAGTGCAATCGTGTAGGGATCAACAAGAGAAGTAAAATAACTAACTCGCCAATTGTCTGGAGTAATTGAGTGAGCCATACCCTCAATCACGCAGTTAATTGAAATGCTACGGCCATCATAGGTTAGGCGATCAACTGTAATAAGATCATTAAGTTCAGTTTCTAGGAAATCAGTGGCTAATGCACCAATGCCAATAGGCGTGAAATCAAGTTGCTCAACTAAAACTGCAGCATCTGCATCTTTTCGAGCTGCATAAAGTGAAAGGTTTGTGGCTGCAGTTGATGTATTTGATGGGGCATCCAACTTTTTAGATTTCAAGCCATAAGTTGTAACACTTGCGCCGTAGGTAGATGTATATTGCAATACGCCTGGCCCGCGATCAATAATCGCCTGGTTATACACATAATCGGTGCCTGGATTGGTGATAATGCCATCATATCCAACGCTATTGGCAGCACCCTGATCACTAAAAAGCAATTGGGTTGGGCGGGTGAATTTATCAGCAAGTGGAACTAGGGTTGCAACGCCTGTACGGCTTACATAGAAACGGCCACCAACTACATTGGCGCACTGTTCAAGCATATCTAGGCAACTGATTCCTTGGCCTGTTTTAAGCATTACAGTAGTTCCTGTAAGGCTTCGAGCGCCTGCAGGCCACTGGGCAATGTCTAAAACTCGCTCTGCTCTTGCTGCTGCAGTTTCAGAAAAAGCTGAACTTGCCAGGGCAGGCGCGATTGTCTTACCAAAGGTAGCAAGGCCATCAACGAAAGTAAGCGAAACTGTTGGGTAGATTCCCTGGTTAACCATATTATCTTCAAGGTAGCCTGTATAAATAACAGTTGAATTGCCAGTTACTCTTACCTGCATACCTGCAATGAGCGTGTTATACCAGGGGCTAGTTGTGTTGCTAGGATCAAAAGCGCCTGATTGATTGTTAAGCACAACAGTAGCAGTGCCTGCATCAATAAATACATCCTGATACATACGGCCACGGCGAATATCTACGCTAAGAATCAAATCTGCGCTTACATCCGTAAAAGTGCCATTGATTCCAAAAGCAACTGTAAGGGTAGGTGCATTAGCAGGCATTACAACACCGCGTAACCACTACCACCACGCCGGCGATAGATTACCTCAAGGCCATTTTTGATGCCTGCTACCAAATCACCCTGGGAAACAACCGATCCCGCTACATTCACTGTTATATTTCCCCCGTTCATTGTGGTATTTCCCGCAATGTTGCCGTGACCTGCAGAGGCCGCAAGGGAAATTGTAGGGCTTGAAATGCCAAGTTTCTGTTGCTTCAACTGATTCTTGCGAATAGCCTCAAGGGTAATAGGATCTGTTTCCTTCAACCCCTTTAGGCCAAACTTATTCTGAAGTTTAAGCAATAGGGCGGTAGCTTTTGCTGCATTATCTGTAGCACCAGTAAGGCCATTTGTGGCACCAGTCATTCCCTCAATGCCCTTAGTGTAATCATCTGCAGTTGCAGAAAATCCCTTGGCATTAAAATCAAACTTGCCTAATGAATCGGCAGCCTTATCTGAATCCTTATTGAACTTATTGGCTGCAATACCAATACCAACCAAAGCCACGCCAAAGGCAGCAGCGCCTGCAGCAGCAGATATACCACCTGTTGCAAGAGCAGTTGCAGCAGCAGATGCAAGGGATACTGTACGCAAAGCCTTCATTACCTTAATAATCGCTTGGATTCCAGTAACCAATGCAGCCACTGCGCCGGCAACTTTTGCACCAAAGAACGCAGCAATAATGACTGCTCCAAGGGTTGCAAATACCTTGATATTTCGAGCAACAAAGCTAAACATATCGTACATCAATTTGGCAAAGGCAATGCCATACTCAATTGAAGTTTTAAAACCATTGGCAATTTTATCGCCATTTTCATCAACAAACTTTTGAATTGCAGGAATAGCCTTAGTAATGATGAGATCAGCAAAAGCCTTAACTTGTGGCAATAACTTGTAGCCAAGAGATTCTGAAGCCTCGCCAAAAGCAAGTTTAATTCTCTCCATTTGACCAGCAAAAGTATTGGCTGCTGCTGCTGCTGCGCCTGAAGTTTCCTTTGAAATCTCTTTCATTGCGCCCGCAAAATCCTTAGATTTTACTGTTGCAGCAGAGATTTGTGGGAATAACTTTTTGAGCGCACCAATATTGCCACCATAGGCTTTTGCAACCAGGGCAGATGCCTGCTCAACATCAATATTTTTTGATGCTGCAATGTCTAGTGCAACACCCATAAGAGTTTGAGCCTTAGTAACGCTTCCCGTTACTGCCGCGAGTTTTGCTAGTGATGGCCTCAAAAGATCATCAGCGACACCAAAAGCGGCCTGAGTAACTGTAATCCACTCTTCAGTGGCCGCAATTGAGGCATCTGTTGCACCAACTGTATTACGCAAAGAATTTGCTAGTAGTGCCTGAGATTTCTGATCCTCGGTTGCTGCCTTAACTGCATCAAATCCAACCTTTACGGCAAAAGCGCCTGCAGCAAGTGCTGCAATTCCAAAACTTTTGGCTGCCTTATTGGCAAAATCGCCAAACTTTTTTTCCATTTTGGAAATGTCTTTTGTTGCTTGCTTTGTGCCTTTGTCTGAATACTCGGTGAGAATTCGAGCGACAATAGAACCAACTGCCATCTTTAAACTCGCTCTCTATTCAGATGCTTTTGCAATTCAGCTTTGGCTTCACTTAAAGCCCTAGCAACATTTTGTTCAATTCTTGCTTTATCTTTATCAACCACGCGCCAAACTACACGCGATGCTTGGCCAAATCTATTTCCCAAAGTACGCAGGAATTGTGCGCTACTACCGCCACTCATACTGCTCTTTGTCTTACGGCCTGCTACTTCAAAGATTGATCCTGCTGCAGACTTGTTGAGCAAGGCACCGGCGCTTGTTGTGTAATCGCCTCGAACCTTGCCCTTGGCCTTAGTTTTTGTAATCTTTGATTGAATCTCTGCAGCGTTCCACCCTGGCCAACCTGCACCACCGCGAGTACGCCCCTTAGCCGCATCTGCCTTGCGCCATCCACTCATAGGTGGATCCTCGCTAATCAAACCTTTGGCATCACGCTCTGCGCCTGAAAGTTCATTATTGATAACCTTGTTAAAACGCTTTACCGCATCTTTATCAAAATCTTTCAATGCGGTAAGCGTTTCTTTAACACCATTAAGAATAACTACTTCATCAGCCATTTGATTTAGCTCGTTCTTTCATATAAATCGTGATTGCTTCAAGAATCCCTGGTGGGGCATCAAGCAAATCTATGGGTGAGATTCCGGTTTCCACCGAAATAGCCGCTACTGTGTAAGTTAGGCTATTTCGGTGGATCCGAAAGAATCATCAGCATCCAATTCGGCGTTAATGATTGTATCTAGAAATTCTGGCCCCCAAGGCTTTACAACAATGCCTGCTATCTGCATTGATTTCCAAGCCAACCAATAGATGTGTTCAATCTTTTGTTCTTCCCCAAGCAACTTAGGCATACCTTTGCCGTATTGCTGCTCAAAGCCAACAATAACGCGTGGGGTTAACTTGTAACTTGCCTCAACGCCATCTGTTGTTTTTACCTTAACTGCTAATCCATCCATCTTTTCCCCCTTGTTTTATTAGGATTTTGTGATTGTACCACTGATAGGCCAAGTAACAGATGCAGTTGCTAGTTCGCCAACTGATCCGTTAAGAGGTGTCCACTCTGAAACCAATGCTGAGAAACTGTATGCAGGTGAAGAACCTGCAACTGGGCGTACAGTAATTGAAACTGCAGTTCCTAGTGTTGGGTAAATTGTTGCTTCAAGTGCGCTTGCTGCGTAATCCTGATTAAATTCAAATGCAACAGAATTATCTGCAAGGCCAGCAACTCTAGTGCGGGCGGTGTTTCCGAACGCAGTGGTTTCAACAACATCATAGGTTGATCCCAATGTTACGCTCGTTACATAACTTGAAATATCAGTTGTGCCAAATGTAACTGCAACATTTGTTAATACGATTCTTGCCATTTATGAAACCGCCTTTGTAATTGCGCCATCAATCGGCCAAGTAACAGATGCAGTGGCTAGTTCACCAACTGCGCCGTTAAGTGGGGTCCACTCTGAAATTAAAGCGTTGAAGCTATATGCAGGATTATCGGCAGCAGTTGTAGCGCCATTTGGCTTAACAACAACTGCAGTTACTGTTCCTACAAGTGAAGAACCTGCTGCATTGATTGTTGCCTCAACTGAATTGGCCGCGTAATCCTGATGAAACTCAAGAGCAACTGAATTATCTGCAAGGCCACCGATTCGTGTACGCGCAGATGTTCCAAATGCAGTTGTTTCAATTACATCATCAGTTGTTGTTAAAGTAACACTGCCGATGTGATCAGAAAGATTAACGCCATTAATTGTGATATACGCGTTTGTTAATACGATACGGGCCATTATTTAGTTTCCTCTACTATTGCCGGTTTGATTGGTGCCTTTGCATCCTTGAGATGCTCGCCTGCAATCAGTGCCTCAATGTTCAAGCCTGATTCAAGCAATTCTTTTTCGGTGACTGAATCACCCTTTGCTTTGCCTTCAAGATTATCTGAAGTAACTATGTAGCTCATTTTTCTCCCTATCCCCAAATTGTGATGCGGTAACGATATGAAAGGAATTCAATATCACCTGATGCGTAACTACCTGCCTCGGCTGAAGTAACTCGCAATGTATTGCAAGCACCGCCAAGTGTTCGATCTGATTCAATTGCTTGCTTGATTGAGTAATCACCTGAACCTGCAAGGTACTTATCAAGTTCATTTTGGCCAGTGCGCTCGCTGAGTCGCTGAACCAAAACTATTACATCTAGGTTGGCTTGATCCAAGCCACGGGCGTTGTTCAAGTCAAAGGTGAAATCCAACTGCCCTACGATTGCAGCAGGTGCTACCGCCGGTGTAGGTATGAGTTCATACACTCGGATACCCTTAATAGCCTCTAGGTTGGCTTTTAAGCCGTTTCTAACCGCGCTAGGTATCATTACTTAGCCAAGCCATTATTACGGCGCATAGGGCGTAGCAAAGCCTCAACATCGGCATCTAGTTTAGCGGCTAGGCGTACTGTTCCAATGTCGGTTGAACCGGCAATTCCAAATGGTGACTGGTTACGCAGGAACAAGCGAGAAGCCTGAATCTTGGCAGCAGTTTTTACCTCATAAGGCACTGCAGACCATCCAAAAATACCCTTAACGCGCACTGATTGAGGCAAGTTAGCAGGGAAAACATAGGAACCTACGGCAAGGATACGGGTGAGAGGCCAACCGCGTGAAGGGTTATTGACTGGTTCAACCATACGATCTGATGCAGTCCATACAGTGTTGTAAGTCAAATCAAAATTATCATCGGTTGCAATCTCGCTGATGCTCACAAAATCATCTGTAGGCAATACCCAAAAGTTTTGAGGTGAGTAATATCGAGTTGCAGGTGCTTCAACTGTTCCATCTGTATAAAAGAAACGGCCACAATAATCATCAATTTGGCGTGAAGCGGTAGCAATAGCCATTTCGATAGCAGCATTTTCCATTGAATCTTCAATGTTCAAAGCTGATTTCACATCGTTAAGCGTTGTGTAGCCGTTAGTTATCGCCACGCTTTATTCTCGTTTCTACTTTGGGAAGCATTGCGCGTTCCAGTTGAGGAATCGCAGTAGTAGTTTCCTTTGATTTTACCTTAATTCTTAAAATTCTTTTTATGCGTTCCATATATCGTGCTGCCTATCATCTAGCCAATAGTGCTTGGAGTGAGGCAATATCGCGCCTGTATGGGCGTAGATAGGAAAGCCAAGTGATCTAACGCGCCGGCAAAACTGCAAATCCTCGCCAATCCAGTTGCCGTGAATTGGACCATCCCAAAACCAACACCAATCTTGCCCCTGGTGTTCATCGGCTTCATCGCGCATTTTTTCTAGCACGCTGCGATGGATTAAAAGGCAACCAGTGCCTGCTGCATCCACTTCAAAAAGTGAATCTTTATCGTACTTGTTAAGTGGCAAAAAGCCTTCAGGTGCATCTTGAAAAATCGTTGGCACCGGTTGTGGGTATGGAAACCCTGTTTCAAAACTTGCAAATACTAATCCCGCCACAATCGGGCGTTCTTTTTCGTGCGCCGCTTCAATGAGTTTATCAAAGCTAGAAACAGGCAATTGCTCATCTGAATCCATCATCAAGAGCCAATCAGATTTGGTTTCTAGAAATTGCTTAACCAACCGATTGCGTTGCTTTGATAAAAGCCCTGAACCCTTGATTCGTACAAATGGACCCAATCGAGATGCTCTAGATTGAGTAAGTTGAATCAAGCTAAATGCGAACCCGCCATCAACAGTGCCTGGATCACAACTACCAATTGAAACTTTATGTGCGCTTTTCATAATCCCCCGATTAATTGAGAAGTGAAGGTTGGGCTAGTTGGGGGAAACTAACCCAACCTTCACAATTTTT